CACCACAAACTAGCTTCTTTAAGCTACAGATGGATGATCAAATGTTAAGTGAGTTTGGTGCTGATCCTACAATTAAGTCTGAACTTGATCTTTCCTTTGCAAAGATTGAGCGTACCATTCTTGAATCCATTGCAGCTTCTGATGATCGAGTAGTCGTTCATCAAGCACTTAAGCATTTGGTAGTGACTGGTAACGCTTTGATCTTTATGGGTAAAAAGAATCTTAAGCTCTATCCACTTAATCGCTACGTTATAGAACGTGATGGGAATGGAAACGTTATTGAAATTGTCACGAAAGAACGTATCAGCAAGTTACTTATTAAGGACTTACTTCCTAAGGAAGAACCCAATAAAGTATCTGAAGACTATAATAGTCACGAAAAAGAATGTGACATTTACACACATATAAGACGAGACAACAATCGTTTTGTATGGCACCAGGAAGTCTACGGAAAAATCCTTCCTGGATCACAAGGTAAGGCTCCATTAGATACTAATCCTTGGATTGCTTTGAGATTTAATACTGTTGACTCTGAACCATATGGACGGGGCAGAGTAGAGGAATTTATGGGTGACATTCAAGCAATGGAAGCACTCTCCCAAGCACTTGTAGAAGGCAGCAGCGCAGCTGCAAAAGTTGTGTTTACTGTTTCACCCTCAAGTACTACTAAGCCTGCCACGCTGGCAGCTGCTGGCAATGGTGCAATCATTCAAGGTAGGCCAGACGATATTGGTGTGGTTCAGGTGGGTAAAACTGCTGATTTTGCTACAGCTTTTCAGATGGCACAAACTCTTGAGCGTAGAATCTCTGAAGCATTCCTAATTCTTTCAGTACGTCAGTCAGAACGCACTACTGCTGAAGAGGTACGGATGACACAGATGGAACTAGAGCAGCAACTTGGTGGATTATTTTCACTACTGACTGTTGACTTCTTAGTACCTTACCTAAACAGAAAGCTCGCTGTATTTCAGCGTACTGGTGAAATTCCTAAGATTCCCAAGGGGATTGTCAAGCCTACTATTGTTGCAGGTATTAATGCATTAGGCCGTGGCCAAGATAGAGAAAGCCTTGGTCAGTTTATGCTGACTATTGCTCAGACTATTGGTCCTGAAGCTCTTACTCGTTATATCAATCCAGAAGAAGTTATCAAGCGTTTAGCTGCTTCGCAAGGTATTGATGTTCTTAATCTTGTCAAGACACAGGAACAGATGCAGCAGGAAATGCAGCAACAACAGCAGCAAGAGCAAGGTATGGAACTAACCAAACAAGCTGGACAACTCAGTGCTGTTGAACAGAAAGCTGCAGAAGCTGAGATGAATCAACAAGAAGCACCCCAACAATAAATTATTAAATGACAACACTTACATATGATGGAGCAGAATCAGCGCCAGGTGAACTGAATGCAGAAGAGCAAGACTCACTGCAGGTAGGTGAACAAATGGCAGCAGAGCAAGAGTCTTTGCTTGCTGGTAAGTTTCAAAATCCAGAAGCTTTAGAGAAAGCTTATTTAGAATTACAAACAAAGCTTGGATCATCCACCGATGAAACTGATGAGTATGAACCTGAGTATGAACCTGAGGAAGTCAATACTGATTTCTTAGATTCTTTATGGGAAGAAGCTAGCTCTGACGCTGTGACAGATGAAACCATGTCAATGCTTTCTGAAATGGATAGTACTGATCTAGCTAATATGTACCTTGAATATCGAAACAATGTAGAGCAGCAGTCAATACAATCTGAATTGTCAGATTCTGATATCTCTTCTATACAAGATTCAGTAGGTGGATCGGATGAATATTCAGCTATGCTTGGCTGGGCTAAAGATAATCTTACTAAACAAGAAATAGAAATGTATGATCAGGTTATGGATCGTGGAGACCCTGCCTCTGCTTTCTTTGCTGCGCAAGCTTTGCGTTATAGGTACAACGAAACTGTAGGAACTGATGGTCAATTGTTGACAGGTTCTGCCTCGTTTGATTCATCTGAAGGGTTCCGTAGTCAGGCTGAACTTGTTAATGCAATGAGTGATCCACGCTACGACAGCGATCCAGCTTATCGAACTGATGTACTGCAAAAACTAGATCGTTCTGATATTAATTTTTAACCACTTATTATTTAAACTAATGAAAATTCTTACTCTTATTCCTGCTGCTATTTTTGCAGCAACTCCTGCTTTCGCTGGTCCTTATGTTAACGTTGAAAACAACGCTGGCTTTACTGGTTCAAACTTTGGTGGTCATGTAACTGACTTCCACATTGGTTATGAAAGTGCTACTGACTTCGGTGCTTACTACATTCAAGCTGGACCATCTATTTTTGCACCTGATGGTGGTGAAGAAGAAACCAAACTGACAGGTAAGGTTGGTGGTTCTATTCAAGCAACTGATCGAGTGTCAGTGTACGGAGAATTGTCAGCAGCATTTGACAACGTAAATAGCTACGGAACAAAGGTAGGAGTTAAGTATAACTTCTGATAATTAATCTATCCCCGGAGAATTGTAATGCCAATGGTTAATGGAAAGAAGTATCCTTATACCGCAGCAGGTATGAAGGCTGCTTCTAATGCAAAGAAAAAAAAGACTACAAAAAAACCTGCTGGTAAAAAATACTAATGGCTAAATCAGGTCTTTATGCAAATATCCACGCCAAACGTAAACGTATCGCTGAAGGTAGTGGAGAAAAGATGCGGAAGGCTGGAGCTAAAGGTGCTCCAACCGCAGCCAATTTCAAACGTTCAGCAAAGACAGCAAAGAAACCTTCTACTAGAAAGTCCTAATGAAAAAGAAAATAGGAAGCGTTCAGCAATCTTTTCACAGTAACTTTACTGCTCAGTCCATGGATATTGGTCCTGGTCATAGAGGAGCACAGCGTGGTAAGAAAATCTATGAGAAAGGTAAAAGCACTGACAATAAGAATGAAAGAGATACCTTTCTGAAAAAGACTGGTCCTCAACTCCCACCACTTGCTAAGAGAAAAGCCAAAAAGAAATATGGTTAGGTGGGCAGTTTTATTTGTCTTGTCTCTATGTATCTTTATTGAAGTAAAACATAAGTTGTATTTGCATTATAATGAGCCCCCTCAGAGGCTCCATAATATCTGATTTTTCCTTGTTAACTCCCAAGGAACGGTTACGGATCTAGGACTGGAAAAACCTAGAGTCTGGCAGTGAAGCACCTCAGAGTAGGACTTCACTGTTATTGGCATCGGCCCTTACGAGGATACCCTTTGCCGTCTAGACGGTGGGAAAGACCACATACTTAATTAATCCAAGATCTTGGAGTTTGAAAATACTTACTTACTCCTTAAATGGCACAACAAGATTCTACACTGGTCACGCAACTTACACGTCCTGGCCAGTCAAATAGTACGGGTGATTCTCGTGCTCTCTACTTGAAATTGTTCAGTGGAGAAATGTTCAAAGGCTTCCAGCAAAACGCGATCGCTCGCGATTTGGTGATGAAGCGTACACTTAAGAACGGCAAATCATTGCAGTTCATCTATACCGGTCGTACAACGGCTGAGTATCATACTCCCGGAAATGCAATCCTCGGTAACACCGATGGTGCGCCTCCGGTGGCCGAGAAGACAATCACCATTGATGATCTTCTTATCTCTAGTGCATTTTTGTACGATCTTGATGAAACCCTTGCGCACTACGATTTGCGCTCGGAGGTATCACGTAAGATCGGATATGCACTCGCTGAAAAATATGACCGCTTGATCTTCCGTGCTATTGCACGTGGCGCACGTCAAGCATCACCTATCACTAAGTCTAACTTTGTTGAACCAGGTGGTACACAGATCCGTGTCGGTTCAACTACTAACGAATCTGACGCTTTCTCTTCTGCTGGTTTGGTAGCTGCTTTCTATGACGCAGCTGCTGCACTTGACGAGAAGGGGATCAGTCAGGACGGGAGGGTCGGGGTTCTCAACCCAAGACAATATTATGAATTGATCCAAGCTGTTGGTTCCAATGGTCTTGTCAATCGTGATAGCCAAGGTTCCACACTTCAAGGTGCTAACGGCATCATTGAGATCGCTGGTATCAAGATCTTCAAGTCCATGAATATCCCCTTCCTTGGCCGTTATGGCACCAAGTATGGCGGTACAACTGGACAGACTGATCCTGGTAACACTGGTGATTTCGTTAACCCTGAACTGGAAGATGCTTCCGCTGCACAAACCGGCATCAATAACGACTACGGTACTGGCTCTGAGTTCGGTGCTGTATCAGCTGGCCTGATCTTCCAGAAGGAAGCGGCTGGTTGTGTTGAAGCAATTGGCCCACAAGTCCAAGTAACTAGTAATGACGTATCCGTGATTTATCAGGGTGACGTTATCTTGGGTCGCTTGGCTATGGGCGCAGATTACCTGAACCCTGCTGCAGCTGTTGAGCTGTATGTAGGCGCTACGGCACCTTCTGCATTCTGATATTTATCAACCTTACATAGGATCTCTTCGGGGATCCTTTTTTTTAATTATATGGCTTTTCCGACCACTAACTCTACACAAGAGCTACCAGCTGTAAATCAAATACTGCAATCATGTGGTCAGGCTCCTGTGACCACTCTTGATCAAACCAACCCGGACGTTGCGATTGCTTATAGCACCCTCACTCAGGTGTCCCAAGAAGTCCAGGCCGAAGGATGGTCATTTAATCTAGAGCTTGATTATGAGTTCACACCTGATACCAATAATGAAATCCTGATACCAAATAATGTTTTACAAATTGACCCTGCACCTGAGTACTTTGAACTAGATGTTGTACGTCGTAGTGGGAAACTCTATGACAAAGTTAAACACTCATATACTTTTACAGAAGTCTTAAGGTGTGATGTTAAATGGTTGTTTGATTGGGTTGATATACCCACACCTATTCAGGATTATATTCTTGCCAGGGCAGCAACTATTGTCTCTTCAAGAATTGTAGGAGACTCAACTCAGTTCCAAATGCTTGGACAGAAAGAAGCTTATAACCGTGCAATGGCATTGGAGTATGAGTGTAATCAAGGGGATTACACATACTTCGGTCATCCAAGAGGAATTAAATCCTATAAAAGTTATCAACCGTTCCATGCTTTGTATCGTTAATGGCAGCAGTTACTCAACGTATCAGTAATTTCTTAGGTGGCGTAAGTCGTCAACCTGATTCAAAAAAACTGCCTGGTCAAGTTCGTGAATGCTTAAATGCATATCCAGATCCAACTTATGGACTTGTTAAACGACCAGGCTTTAAATATCTAGATGTCTTAAAAAATACAGGAGGATCTGCATTTAGTTCTACAGCGTTAGACAATGCTCATTGGTTTTATATTAATCGTGATAATGATGAACGTTATATTGGATGTATTGCTGGTGCTGAAATACATGTATGGAATGCCATTGTAGATAGTAATGGTAACTATGTCAAAGCTACCGTTACGTATTCAAATAATGGCGTGGCTGGTTATACAGCAACTAGCTATTTAAATACTACTAAAAAAAATTATAGCGTTCTCACTGTTCAAGATACTTCAATTATCA